CGCTTACAGGTACAACAACTGGATTAAATAATCTTAATCTATTACAACCTACGGCGTTTAAACTTCTTGTAGATAGAAAGAACTTTGCTAATCTAGAGTTCTTTTGTCAGAATGTATCTCATCCTAATATATCTGTACCAGTTGCTGAAGTACCTTATTCACGTATTGGTAATATTGCTATACCAGGAGACAAGTTGACTTTTGGTGAACTAGAAGCTATAATAGTAGTTGACGAGAATATGAATTCGTATACTGAGATGTACAATTGGTTACATAGAATGGTACAAAAGCCTGAGAAGTCTAGATTAAATAGATCTGCAACAGATACTACTCCTCCTACAACTACAGATATAACTCTGATGATGTTGAGTAGTCATAATAATGTTACTAGAACGATTAGATATATAGATTGTGTACCGACGAGCTTAGGTCAGATGGATATGTCAGCTGTTGCTGGTGATACTATTGCAATTACTTTTCCAGTTACGTTTAGGTTCTCTTACTTTGAATTAGATTAAATAATGAGGTTATATTATGGATTTGAAACACATTCTAGAAGAATGGGCGAATGATAGTGTTATACAAAGAACTGCTTTAGACGAGACGTCGAGAGCTACTCCTTCACTACATGCTAAATACCTACAGTGGCTAGCAGAGGCTAAGCTAGCTAAGAAACGTTCTGAGTTTAAACAGAAGACGTTACTAAAGAAAAAATGGCTATACTATAATGGTAAGATGGATAGAGAGTCTATAGAAGCTCTTGGATGGGAGCCTGATCCGTTTGACGGACTAAAGGTTATGAAAGGTGAAATGGAATACTACTATGATAGTGATCCAGAGATCCAACAAAGCGAAGAGAGAGTTCAGTATTGGAAGACTGTAATAGAAACTCTTACTGAGATAGTAAACAATCTAAATTGGCGACATCAGACTATCGGCAATATTATAAAATGGAAACAATTTGAGGCAGGTAACTAATAATGTTTACCCACGTTGATCATGGTATCACTCTACCTAAAATGACTAGAAAAACTACTGAGAAAGGTCGTAAGTACTTTACCCCAGACGGTAATGCTTATCCTTCTATCACAACAGTACTTAATATTCTTAGTGTAGATTCTATCATGCGTTGGCGTAAAAGAGTTGGTGAAGAAGAAGCTAATAAGATATCTCATCAAGCAGCTACAAGAGGTACATCTGTACATAAGTTAGCTGAAGACTATATAGATAATGTAGATGATTGGAAAGGCAAAGCTATGCCTAATAATCTATATACATTCAGTCATCTAAAAGATATCATTGATAAGAGATTAGATAATGTATGGTTTCAAGAAGAATATCTCTATAGCGATAGACTTAAGTGTGCTGGTCAGGTTGACTGTATAGCTGAGTTTGATGGAGAATTATCTATTGTTGACTTTAAGACATCTCGTAAACCTAAGAAGATAGAGTGGATAACGAACTACTTTATACAAGCATCGTTCTACGCTGCAGCCTTCTATGAGAGAACGGGAGTCCCTATCAGACAAGGGGTCATATTGATCACAGTGGATCACAATGAACCTCAGGTCTTTAAGATTAACACACATGAGTACTTACAACAGTTTTTAGATGTAAGACAGAAGTATAAAGAATTAAAAGAGAATGGTTGACTATGAGTAATTATGCGAAGAAGACATGTAATATATGTGGTGTAAGAGATGAACAACCTTATATGCACAGAGTACATAAACAAGTTAATACAGGATCAAGTAACACAGGTCTTGCTAAACGTACAATGCTTGGTGCTGTGTTTGGTAATGAGAAATCTCAAAAAGCTGTTGGTAAATGGGCTTTGTCACCTAACAAACGTAACTACAAGCGTACTCGAGAAGTGTGGATGTGTGGAGACTGTGCAGGAGCTAGCGAACCATCTGAAGGATCAGTAATGTTTGGGCTTTGTATTATTGTTGGTGTTCCTTTAGGTATTTTATATTGGTTGACAGGTATATCTCCCTTTGACATTATTGGGTGGTTCCGTGGTTGACTTTACTGTACGATTAAAAGACTATAGCATGTTGTATGTAGACTGTGAAGCAGGACATGCAGCAGAGCTATCTGATTAC